GCTATCGACCGGACAGTAGCATGGCTATCGACCGGACAGTAGCATGGCTATCGACCGGACAGTAGCATGGCTATCGACAAGGCAAGGGGTCGACAACAGCTTCGCACTGTATGGATGTACAGGCCGTTGGTATCAGTAGCTTTCAGAGGATAGTGGCGTTGGAAGACTGTTAGTGGTCACTCACATAACCTATTGGAATAGTGGGGCAATGGCATGGCTATCGAGGGGCGCAGGCGTGGTCGCAGGCGGGAGCCACACGCGCCACGCTCCCCGTCAGAATGGCCTGTGCATAAGCCTGTGCATAGCCTGTGGATAACCCTGTGGAGGGCGCCGGGGCCCCGCTGTGGATTGTCGCGCGCGGGGGTTGGTGCCTCCGCTTGCAAAGGGCCACTTTGGGACAGCAAAGGAGGGCTTTTGGTAACCTTTTCGACCACCATCGTCTCCTCCTTAGGCTACAACTACCCCTGCATTATCAATAGGTTAGCCTGTGTTTAGCCTGGGAGGACAATGGGGCCGAAAGGTAGGCGACAATCTAGCCTTAGGCCCCCTGTTTAACCCCTGTTTTACAAAACCTCTACCCTAAGGGGTCCTGTTTGCGTCATGTTATGTAAGAGCGTTATGTTACAAATGCTGACAGACGCTTCGTAAAGACAAAGACTTAAGTAAAACGTAGTTGATGTTGTTAGAATCAACCTCTACGTTTGGCTTAAGTTAAGCTTAAGTATAGGTCTAATGCTACAACTACTACGTAAGGCATAGGTAAGGCTTAAGCCCACCAGTAACGAAGGATCAGGGTCGCTAGACTGGGTTATTACCTCCACGATGAGGTCGTTAAAGATGGCACCCCCCTTCCACATACACGGAGAAGTAGATGTCTGAAGATAAAGGGGGTCGCCCTAGTACGAAAGAGTTAGCCTCCACGTCTAATATGACGAAGAGGGAGCAGTCCACCGCGCTGAAGGAGTTTAGACAGCGTCTTCTACTTAACCCTAGGAGTCCTAAGCTGATTGAGAAGATGTTTGACACAGCTTTCGACGATGAGCACAAGCAACAAGGTCTAGCTATGAAGCTACTGGCCGACAGACTCATGCCATTAGCGGGGTTCACAGCAGATGGTAAAGCAAACGCGGCTGTATCTATTAACATCACTGGTCTTGGTAGCGATGCTGGGGTCGTTATCGACGGAAGCACAGGAGAAGTTGACGATGAGTGAGAAAAGAGACGCACTCCTGCACGCCATAGGCCAAGTAGAGTCCAACAACAACCCCAACATCATGGTCGGAGGGGCGAAGAAAGACCTATCCAGCATGACGGTGGGTGAAGTCCTAGCATATCAAGAGAGTCTGCCGGGTAACACAGCCGCAGGGCAGTGGCAGATCAAGAAGGACAGTCTTAAGTCCCTAGTCCACATCCCCACCGCCGTCGTATACAAGAAAGACGAGAACGGAGAGATCCTTGAGCCTAAGAAGGTGGAGAGGATTGAGTACGCTAAGAACAAGGACGGCACACTAAAGCTACGTAACCCCACAGACTTCAACCTCGACACCATGTTCGACGCTACAGCACAGAAGTGGGCGGCTAACGCACTGTTGGACCGACGAGGGTTCAAAGAGTTTGAGTCCGGGCAGATTGATGAGGCCGCTATGGCTACGTCGCTTGCTAAAGAGTGGGCTAGTCTACCCGATCCCTCCAAGGGGACCAACAAGTCCTTCTACAGCGGGGATGGAACGCACGATAGGGATACAAAGCTAAGTACACAGAACGTATATGACTTGCTTAACGTACAAGTGGCTAGATCATCGCGTCCTACGTCATAATATAAGAGGACTACAGCATGGCAGGAGTAAACATATCGCTTCTGCCGTGGCAGGAGAAGGTCATCAACGACCCAGCGCGATTCAAAGTGATTGCGGCAGGCCGTCGTTGTGGTAAGACTTACTTCGCCGCCGTCACCCTGATACTGGCCGCTATGAACGGCAAGCCGGGTGGTGTAATGTACGTAGGCCCCACGCAGGGGCTGGCTAGGGACTTGATGTGGGATCTACTCTTCGAGATCGCAGGCGATATCATCGAGTCATCTAACGTGAACAACTTGGAAGTAGTGTTGTCGGGGGGCAATAAGATAGCCCTTAAGGGCAGTGACCGCCCCGACACACTGCGAGGGTACAGTCTTAAGCACTTAGTCTTAGACGAGTTCGCGTTCCACAAGGAGGGGGTATTCGATACCATCCTACGGCCAGCCCTTGCGGATAGGAAAGGAAGCGCCCTGTTCATCTCTACACCGGAAGGTAGGAACCACTTCTACGACGTGTACATGAACGGCGAGGTGGAGAAGACGGGCTGGAAGTCATGGCACCTAACCTCTACCGACAACCCTCTGATTGATCCTGAGGAGCTAGAGGCCGCCGCTGAGACTATGGCAGGGTGGCAGTACCGTCAGGAGTTCGAGGCTTCGTTCGACGCTAAGGGTAGTGAGTTTTTCGATCCTGAGGAGTTCGACTACTACGAAGAGCGTACGGCAGGAGCAGGCGGGGATTACTACATCGCTGTGGATCTGGCAGGCTTCGAGGTAGATAGAGGCAACAAGACCAAGCGTAGGGATAACAGCGCAAT